GATGTTGTCGTGAAGCATCAGGATGAAACTGAAGCAGATAAGGGTTCTTCCCCGTTCTAATTCAATGGTGGTAGCTTCGGCTACCACCTTCACCCTTCGGAGATCCACATGACAGTCAAGCAGTTCTCATCCATCTTTGATGGATTGAAAGAAGCCTACGGCACATACGTTGTCAATAAAACGCAGGCCAATGGGAAAAATACAGGAAAAGCTGCCATCGTTCGTGAACCACGCACCACGAAACTATGGGAGGGGCATCTGTCTGGTAAGGGCAATGCCATTGGTATCATACCAATCAATGAAGATAATAATTGCAAATGGGGCTGTGTAGATGTTGACCAGTACCCTCTTGACCACAAACTCTTGGTCGAGAAAATCCGAAAGCTTAAACTACCTATGGTCGTATGTCGATCTAAATCAGGAGGAGCGCATTGCTATTTGTTTTCCTCCGACTGGGTTGAAGCCAAGGACATGCAGAAGTCTCTGCAACATATATCGTCCGCCCTTGGTTACGGGGAAAGCGAGATCTTTCCAAAGCAAATCAAGCTACATTTGGATCGGGGCGATGTTGGTAACTTTCTTAACTTACCTTATTACAACCACGAAGAGGGATTACGCTATGCCATTAACGACGATGGTGGGGCCGCTACCTTGGAGGAGTTCTATGCGCTTTACGAAAAGTACAAGCAAACGCCCGAACAAATACAAAAGATACAAGTCACAGAAACAACGGACAGTCCTATTAAAGACGGACCTCCCTGCCTGCAACACCTTTGCAACGAAAAAATAAGCGAAGGTGGACGCAACAACGGACTGTTTAACATAGGGGTGTACTTACGCAAAGCCTATCCCGACAGTTGGGAGAGCGAAATCCTGACATACAACATGCAGTATCTTGAACCTCCCCTGCCCCTTGGCGAAGTAAATATTGTAGCCAAACAGTTAGAGCGGAAAGAATACGCCTATAAGTGTTCTGATTCTCCTATCAACGCACATTGCAACAAGGATTTATGTCGAACAAGAAAGTTTGGGGTTGGTGCAGCCGTGCAGGGCGCAACGGTGGCAAACCTACGAAAGTACAACTCATCTCCGCCTGTTTGGTTTATGGACGTTAACGGCGAACCGCTTGAACTGGATACGGACGCCCTGCTATCGCAGCAAGTCTTTCAACGTGCCTGCATGGAGCAATTGAACTTCATGCCACGCTCCGTTGCCAAGAACCAGTGGGAGGGTCGTATCTCCGCTCTTATGACCGAAATGAAGGATAACGAATCGGCTATTGTGGAGGTTGCGGTTGATGCAAGCACAAGCGGACAGTTTTATGACTACTTGGAGGAGTTTTGTCGTCATCTACAGCAAGCGCAGGACAAAGAAGAGATCTTACTCCGCCGCCCATGGACTGATGAGGACACCAACATAACATACTTTCGACTAAGAGATTTTGAGGGCTTTCTCAAGAAGAACAAGTTCTTTGAGTATAAGAGCCACAAGATAGCGCAGAGACTGCGTGACATAAGCGGCACAAGTGTTGTGCTTAAAATAAAAAACAGAGCAGTACGGGTTTGGTCTATTCCTGCCTTTGATTTGGCAGATATAGATTTAACACCGCCCGACTTTGGTCAACAAGAGGAGGCGCCTTTCTAATGTTAAAAGCAGATGGTTTTGATAAAGCGGTTATAGGTATCGGGCAACGATGCGGTACAAAGGATATTATTGTTTATGACGCGTTAAAGTGCATAAACATCTTGGTTGAACGAGATGGAATGATCTTTGAGGAAGCAAGAGACTTCTTTGAGTTCAACACTTTAGGAGCATGGGTTGGAGAGGAAACACCTATATTTGTTTGGAATTATACTATGGAGGAGATAGATGAAAATAACGAGTAAGCACCACGATATATTTATTAAAAGAGTAAAGCATGGAATGACACATTCCTCAATTGCCAAAGAATATGGAGTAACGCGTCAGTATATTTGTTCTGTAGTACAACGATTACATAAGATTGATTACCTACGAAAATTAGAAACTCCGTCTCCTCAAAAAATGAGCGATCTTATATTATCGGCACGGGTAACGACGTTCTTAAAAAAGAAGGGGTATTATGACAAATCAATTGCCTATTTTCTATTGTTGATAAACGTTAACCAGTTATTAAGTTGCACTAATATAAGTGTGAAGAGCTTGTTGGAACTTTTAAATACCTTAGAGCAAACATGTTATAAGGATTCTGTCGGGGACTTTAGAGATATAATCGAAGAGTTGCGCAGAGAAATACGTCATGTTTAGAATCTTTGGACCACCGGGAACAGGTAAGACAACAACGCTCTTGGATATGGTAGACAAAGCCTTATCCGCGGGTGTCCCTGCAAACACAATAGCCTTTCTTGCCTTTACCCGAAAGGCGGCTACCGAAGCCAAAGAACGAGCAGCCCAACGGTTTAAGCTTGATCCAAAGCATGATCTTCCTTACTTTCGCACCCTGCATAGTCTTGCGCTTCAGTGTTCGGACATACAAAAAGATCAAATTATGCAGGACGAACATTACAAAGAGCTATCCAACAGCATGGGTATTAGTATTGTTTCGCAAGTGTGGTCAGACTTTTCTGAGGACATTACCGATATATCCTCTACCAACGATCCTATCTTAGGAATTATAAACCTAGCTCGTTTGCGCAAGGTGGATCTAAGAGAGCAATACAATCAAAGCTCGTTGGAAAAGGATTGGACGACGGTAAAGTATGTTGATAAATGCTTGAAAGAATATAAGAAAGCCTACCGTCTTTACGACTTTACAGACATGCTTGAACAGTTTGTCATTTCCGCAGAGTTTAATTGCCCACGTTTCTCCATGACCTTTCTGGACGAAGCGCAGGACTTATCGCCCCTACAGTGGGACATTGCTCACGCTTTGGATAAAAAAAGCGAGAAGATGTACGCAGCCGGCGATGACGATCAAGCCATATACCGTTGGGCGGGAGCCGACGTTGACACGTTTATAAACCTTGAGGGATCCAGTGAAACGCTTACGCAATCGCACCGTGTTCCCAAAGCGGTTCACTTCTTTGCGGAAAAGGTAGCACGGCGTATTAACCGTCGATATCCAAAGACATACAAAGCAAAAGACGCCTTGGGTCTGGTTAGCCGTATTAGCACCGTCAATGAACTCAACATGGACCGCGGATCATGGCTCATCATGTCTCAGGCAGGCTATGTACTTAATCCCGTAACCGCTGATTTAAGAGGCTCTGGCTATTTGTTTAACTACAGGGGTCACCGTAGTATATCCGAACGCGTTAGCGAAGCTGTAAACGGATGGGAACGTCTTCGACAAGGGGACGAGGTCTCAGGAGAAGTTGCAAAAAAGATATACAGTTTTATGTCATCCAACGTTCGTATTAAACGAGGGTTTAAACGTCTTGCAAGTGTAATGGACGATGACTTTATGACGTTGTGGGTTTTACAGGACCGCCACGGATTACTAGCAACGGAAGATATGGAATGGCACGTTGCTATGGATAAGCTCCCCGATACGGATAGAGCTTATATATCGAAACTATTGCGAAAGGGGGAGGACTTTAACAAACCGCCACGCATTACAGTATCCACGATCCACGGGGCAAAGGGAGGAGAAGCGGACAACGTTGTGTTGTTCACGGACCTTTCGCCTGCGGCTGAAGAGGATATGAGACTAAACCCTGACGATATGCACCGTGTGTTTTACGTCGGGGTTACAAGAACAAAAGATAATTTGTATATCGTCGAGGCAGAAGACGCAAACAGGAGTTATGATTTATGAAACGAGCAGAAATTTTAAAAAAAGCAGAAGAGTTAGTAAATGGAGACAGAGCCAAGGATTATGGAGATGCTCTGGCAAACCATGAGCGTATTGCAGATGGTTGGAATTGCATTGTCAAGGGCGCCATATCAAGCCATGGATATCTTACAGAAGGTCATGTTATTTTAATGATGGACTGGGTAAAGACCGCCCGATTGTTAAACAAGATTGAACACCAAGATTCTTGGATTGATAAATGTGGCTACTCCTCCCTTGGTGGAGAATTTACTACGGAAGGCGAAAAGTAATGTCCCTACAAATGGCAATGTTTACTCCGAAGTCGGAGTGGGTTCCGCCTGCGGAACTGCCTCCCATCTGGGATGCAAAAGAAATAGCAATCGACGTCGAAACAAAGGACCCAAACCTTAAAACCTTGGGACCGGGTTGGGCAAGGTCCGACGGTCAAGTGGTAGGCTATGCTATCGCCACCGCCGATTGGTCGGGGTACATCCCCATTCGTCACCTTGGTGGCGGAAACCTCGACGAGCGTATTGTTGATAAGTGGCTCAAGAAAGTCTTTGAATGCGACGCCGATAAGATCATGCACAACGCTCAGTATGATGCAGGGTGGATACGGCGCATGGGCTTTACAATCAAGGGACGCATTATAGATACCATGGTGATTGCATCCTTGCTTGATGAAAACAGGTTTAGCTACAGTCTTAACGCTTTATCCTACGATCATCTTAATAAAACCAAGTCCGAAAAGTCGCTTGTCGAAGCTGCCCGTGACTTTGGCGTTGATCCAAAAGCAGAGCTATGGAAGCTTCCTGCCATGCACGTTGGTCCTTATGCCGAAATGGATGCGGTGCTGACGTTGGAGCTATGGACTTACTTTCGTACTCTTTTGGGCAAAGAGGATCTGTGGCAAGTGGCAAACCTTGAACTGGCGTTGCTTCCCTGCCTGATTGATATGACTTGGACAGGCGTTAGAGTAAATACAGATAGAGTGGAGCGTACACGGGTCGAACTGATTAAACGCGAAAAGCTTGTTTTGGAACAAATTAAAACCATGACGGGGATGAACGTAGAGATCTGGGCAGCCCAGTCGCTATCCAAAGCCTTTGATAAGGTCAGCATATCTTACCCGAAGACCGAAAAGGGTCAGCCGTCCTTTACAAAGAACTTTCTATCGGATCATACCGAAAAGCTTCCTCGACTTGTTGTGGAAGCTCGTAACCTTAATAAGACGCACGGCACGTTTATAAATACCATTATGCGTCACACCCACAGAGACGGGCGTATTCACAGTCACATAAACCAAATACGCTCTGACGACGGGGGAACCGTATCGGGTCGTATCTCCATGTCCAATCCCAACCTACAGCAAATACCTGCCCGCGATCCAGAACTAGGGCCTATGATACGGTCGTTGTTTCTACCAGAAGAAGGTGAAAAGTGGGGAGCTTTAGATTTATCGCCACAGGCACCACGGATCTTGGTTCACTACGCACAGACCTACGGCAAATCCAGAAACAACAACTTACCGTCGGTCAAAGAATTTGTAGATGGATATAAGAACAATCCAAAGATGGACTTTCATACCATGGTTGCCGAAATGGCAGACATTGGCCGAAAGCAGGCCAAAACAATAAACTTAGGTATGATGTACGGTATGGGCGTTAATAAGCTCTCCGAACAGATGGATATTTCTGTAGAGGACGCCAAGGTTCTCATCAAACAATACCACAATAAGGTTCCGTTTGTTAAAATGCTTATGAGTGGTGTCACCACACGTCTTAACGAAAAGGACTCCAGTGGGTCGATACGATCTATCTTAGGCAGAAAGTGCCGTTTTGATCTTTGGGAACCCACCACCTTTGCCATGCACAAGGCCTTGCCGTACCGCGACGCCATTAAGGAACACGGAGACACCACACGTTTGCGCCGTGCCTACACTTACAAAGCGTTGAACCGTTTAATACAAGCGTCGGCAGCGGATATGACCAAGCAGGCTATGGTAAATATTTACGAAACAGGGAAAATACCTCTCATACAAATACACGATGAGATTGCTCTTTCTGTAAAAGATATAGAAGAAGCAAAAAAGTATTCGACAATCATGGAAAATGCTGTACCGTTAGTTATACCGTCCAAATGCGACGTTGAAGTTGGTGCGTCGTGGGGCGAAGCAAAGTAATTCATGGTGTCTCTCCCTCGAACTCCCCCGCTACGGCGGGGTTTTTTCTTGCATTCCCTTTTATAATCGCATATACTCCCAGAAAGTAATGGAGAGTCTTATGGATACAACAAAATGGAAGAGCGTTTTAGTCCCGAAAGAGGTCTACGAACAGATCAAGAAATTGTCTGTGAAGGAAGGCCGTACTATATCGGGACAACTGCGTGTTATTTTTAAAGATTACCAGAATTTCAACGCCCCGATTTCAAAAACCACACATTATATAGAGAAGTAAATGGGTAAGAGATCGAATTTTAAACGTGTGGAACGCGATTTTTATCCTACTCCTTTAAAAGCTGCCATACCACTCATCCCCCACATAAAAGAGTTCTCGACATTCGTTGAACCCTGTGCGGGTGACGGCAGTCTCATTGACATTTTAGAGGATCATGGACTGAGTTGTACCTCCGCCTGCGATATTGCACCGCAACGCGAGGACATCGCCACGTTCGACGCAATCAATCTTACAGAAAACGAAGTCGGCGGGCAGTGCATCATTACCAACCCACCATGGGATCGTAAATTGCTCCATAAACTCATACCGCTGTTCACGGACCTCAGACCAACGTGGCTCTTGTTTGACGCCGATTGGCTCTACACCGTGCAGTCCGCAGAGTTTTTGCCACTCTTAAAGAAAGTTGTGGCGGTGGGTCGTGTAAAATGGATCCCAGACAGCGCCTCGCAGGGCAAAGACAACGCATCGTGGTACTTTTTTAACAATAGAATAAAGAAGGATCCCGAATTTGTTAGTTTTTATGGTCGAGTGGACTTAAATAATCCTTGACACTCCCATAATATCTGATATGAAGTAGGTCTCCGTAGTATAAACCCCGTAGCAAAGTGTCATTTGTTACGGGGTTTTTTATTGTGATAAGAAGGTTGCTGTAGTTTATTTAGTTGACATGCCTCACGTTGTCCTATACTAATGATTCCATACACAACCAACGGAGATAAAAATGAACTATCAATTTATGTATCAGAAACTATTGGACGTAACAGAACAAATTCACAACGAAGATAAAACCATTTCGTCGTGTGATTATGCAAAAGTTTTAATTCAATTTGCAACGGATTTTACATTTGATCTGGCTCCTAATAACGATGAAGCCATGCGATTGTTTCAAGCTATTTTAAATATGAGACTTGAGGATTGTTCTTCTGTTAAAGGAAGAAAGACCCGTTCTGATAAGG